ATCATATTGTAAAATATTGTTGTTTGTTAAGGAACTGACATTAACATCATCGAGATCTGCTAATGTAGTTGCTGTTGAATTTAGTAGACCACCTGCACCCCATTCTAAACCACTTCCTATAGAAGCAGAAGGAATATAATTAGCACGTAAATAACCTATAGATGAGTTTGAAGCAAATGCAAGTCCTACACTTGAATTTAATGTTGCCAAAGAACCATCTACATATAATCTTGTAACATCACCAATAGCACTAACATCAAGCATTCCATCTTCCCATTTGAAGCCAGTTCCTATTGAAGATTCGAGCAACCAGTCTCCCCCTAAAACATATTCAGGTGGCATTGTTGGTGTAGCAAGTCTACGGCTAACAACAGCGATTTCTGAAGGTGTTCCTTTTTGCTTTGTTGTTATTGTAATTTGTTTATAACTCATTTGTTTTTATAATTTTATACAGGTGACATCGTAACTTCACGTTGCACTGTTCCTTCATTGTTTAACGACTCTATTTGTGTTTCAGTTAATGTAAGACTACCAGCATATTCTGCTGAACCATAACTCAAAACTTCACATACAGTTTCACCACTTGCACCTATACTTGCTCTCCAATCTAATGTTGATGATGAACTTGCAACTGTTCCATATGTGGTTCCTCCACTATCAGGTGAAACAGAAACAGAATCTCCGTTTTGTGGTATATAACCACCAACAAAATCAATTATCAATGTTCCTACCATGTAATAAGATGAATCCTGATGTATATAGATGACCTGAGATGCATAACCATATGGTGTTATATTGATACTACCATCTCTATTGTTTCCTAAGTTTAGAGAACTATCGATAGACAATATCATTGATGTGTCAAGTGTAAAACCAAACCAAGTCTGGTTCTTAGTTGCTGAATACATTGGCAAATTGGAGTGTAAATTGACTGTATTGTTTGTAATGTTTCCTAAATAATTGAAAGAAAAATAAGATGGATCTAATATGAAATAAGGGTCAGGTTGTATCCTCCAATTGTCATCACTTATAAATTCACTCAATGACAATCTATAAGCATTATCCTTAACATTATAAACTAAACCATTGCATATAAATTCTATATTTTCACCATTGCTATATTTAAGGCCATCATGTGTGTAGATGTTTCCTAACGTGAACAACGAACTATCTTTACTTTTTATGTCTATATCAAGATTGTATCTTGGATTAGCATAAGTTTGACTTAAATCTTCAATGTATTTGTATTGAAGTGGTATATAGTAATCAAGACTTTTGTCCTTCCATCCACCAACTCTTCTCAATTTATAATCTTCACCTAAATTGAAAACACCATTTGTATAACTTAATGAAGAAACATCAAATATGTCTAACTCTTTATTAACTATTTCATTGAAATAACCAAGTGAAGCTTCAACAATGTTATATGGTATGTCTGTTTTAATGTTTACTTCAATATCTCCAAACCTTGTAGCAGTAGCTAAATAATCTCCACCTGAATATGATGTTGTTCTTGTAATCGGATAAACATCTAAAAATAATTGGTTTACATATTGTGTAAATGCTGGAATTGTAGTTGTATATGTATACCAAAAGCTATAATAAACAGGAAAATATTTATAAGTTGTCACAGGATTTATGTTTATGTTGAAATTCTTTTGTGTGTATATAGCATTTGAAACAATTGGGTCAGTAATGTTTATTGTTTTAGCAACATCAAAAACACCATCCTTTTTTGCAATATCTTCCCAAGAAGATGCAATTTCCCAAACATAAACAGAACTTGACCAACATGTAGAAACATCATTAGGGTCTTCAGGATCAGGTGCAATCCACCAGTTATTTCCATTTTCATCATATGCTCTTAAAGCAAACCTTCCATTAACTGAATAACCATCTGTTGTTATTGGGTCAGGTATTGAATATTTATATTTAACTCCAATAACTGTTCCATCTTCATTAGGTGTGAACTGAAACATTGTTGACACATACTGGTCTTTGAATGTTGTCAAATTTGAACCTAAAAAATATACACCACTTTCTATGTTTGTATCATTATAAGCTCTACCTCTTATTAAATTTCCTTCTGGATAGGCAACATCACTGAACATCCATCTTCTAAACTTAGGAAGTGGATATAATTGGTTGGCACAAACATCTTTTGTAAAATATTGCAAATCATAGTAAACATTCTCAACTAATGAAGGAACTTCTTTATAATTTAGAGTAAGTTCAATCTTTTGAGAGCCTGGGTTAAAAGTCAGAACAGGTTCCTTTATGATATAATGATCATTCAAATTTATTCTGTTATTGTCTACTGTAACTTTGGTGATAGAACCTTCTTTAACATACTGGACAAAGTTCTTTTCATTATTGGCAATATCTGGAATGCGCTCTAACATCCATTTACCGTTGTTGTAATATAATCTACTATAAAAAGGTTTAAGCACTTTAGAGAGTATAGTCTTATCATCCTCTAATCCTTTGTCATCTGAAAAGTTATCTGAAAAAAAGAATATGTTGTTGAATACAGTATTAGTGTCACCTTTGATATAATCAGTATTGACCATATTGTTATGGATTTGAATTGTGTCTGTAATATCAGCATCAAGCATAATGTTAGAAATCAAGTCAAAGGCATTGACATATTCATCTGCTCTATAAGTTGAAGTATCAACAAGAATTAAAGGGACATATTTATCAAGAGTTGAAAGTTGGTCAACTGCAGGGATAGTAAGTTTATTGACTTTGTTTCCTAATGTTGACTTATAGAGTTGTGGCGAAACATAACCTTGGAACAACAAAATAGATGAATCAAGATTAGTTGAGTATTTGATGATCTCTACATAACTGTTTCGTTCAGGTGTTGAGAACAAATTCTCATACCTGAAAAAATCAGAACTATCATTAAGAATATTAATCTCACAACCACAACCAAAAAGTGGGTCATCAAAATTATGTGTTGGATATGTTATTAATAGAGGTTCACCATCAAGCAAAAGTTTTTCTTCTGTTCCTAAAAAACCATCTTGCAATATATTGATGTCAATTCTATCTCCTAAACAATCTGGAAATTGGCCATAATATCTTAGTTTGTAACTCATCCGAAATAAATTCTTTTCTTATTTTTTCTTTCTAAAACACCTTCAAGATTGTCTCCTTCAATACCGAACCATACATTGCCACCTATCATATTTTCAAGTTTGCTCAAGGGTGATATAACTTCGGGGTCAGTTGCTGCACCTGCATATTCACCCATTAAACCAATTGTTGGTCCATATACAAGACCACCATTTGCGAATTCAGGAACTTTAGTATGCCATAATGCCATTAATCCAGATACTGCTACTGCTCCAGTAATAAGTCCTGTTAAACCTTTATGTGCTTCACCTGCTATTGCTCCTGCTATAGCTTCACTTAGATAAACATTCAATATTTGTCTGCCTGCCTCTAAAACTGATGCCAATATTGCTTTGTTCCCACCTTTAGCATTACCAAACATTGCCATAAAAGCAGCATCCATTGAATAAATACCACTTGTAACCAATTGCTGTTTGGTGTTGTAATCATTTAAATAACCTATCAATTGTTCCCATGAACTTAATGTTTCAGTTGAAACTGTTGTTGACGATGCAACTAAATTTGTATTATCTGAAGTCCAGTCAAAAAAACCTGTTGGATTACTTATTGAGATATTGCTAACTGTTCCATTTTCTGCTTCTACAATTGCCCTAACTGACTTTAATTGTTCTTTCAAAGCTTCATTTTGAAGTTGTATTTGTTCAGTAACTGGATCAATTGCTTTGCCATAAGTTTCATAATTATTTATTATTTCAATTAATTGCTCATTTTCTGTTTGCATTGCACTTTTTTTAGCATCTGAGGCTTTTTCTGCTCTTGATTCACCTCTATTTGCTTGTTGGATATATGTTTCTTGTTGTTGTGCTATTTGAGATTGTTGAGCGATAATATCAGTAAATAAAGTCCTATGTTCATCTTTTATTTTATTTATAACATCTCCAACCTGAAAGAACTTTTGAACAACTTCATCTGAACTTGTGTATAAAGCATCAAATTCTTCTTGTGCTCTTATAAGTTGGTTTTGTGACTGTCTACTATTACCTGTTTTAATTATCAAATCTTCTTTGTCTTTAACTTTCTGATATGCATTAGCGAGGTCATTAATGCTTGAAATTTGATTGTTAGTCAATTTTGAATAATTGATTAAATAATCTTCAATCAATTTATTTTCTTCTTCTGTTAGATCACCTGTTTTTCTTAGACTATTCCAGTATACATGTTCTGCATCAATTTTTTTATTTATTAATTCAACTTGTTGTGCATATAAGTCGTCAGACCTTTGTCTTGTATCTGAGGCAGCTGTCGCTTTTTCCTCAGCAGAAGAACCTGCATCTAACATTACTGTCCTGTTTCTTGCCATTGCTGCTTCAGCCTCTGCTTGAATAACTTTTAATGAATTTTCCCTATCAAAAATGTCATCTAAAATTTGTGCATATTCCTTACCTGCCTTATAACCCTTAGTCATTCCTTCAACAAGATTATCGAAGTCAAGAGTTGCAATTGAAGTTGCTAAAGCATTTGTAGAAAATGAAGCCCCTGACATTGCTGCAGCAAAAGAATCTGCAGTTCCTTGAGTTGAAGCTATAATTTTTTTTGTAGCATTAATTGCACCCGAAACCGTAAAATACCCTGCAGCCATCTTACCAACTGCAGATATAACACCACTACTTACTGAATTTGAAGTGCGCCCAAAACTATTAAGTGATTGTTTTGATTTTTTGAGTCCCGCTTCTAATTGTGCATCATTTGTTGATAATCTTAATACTAAGTCTGCGAGAACATTTTTACTTGCCATTATTGAACAATTATTTTTATATTTATCTAAATATTTTCTTTATGTGCTTACTGAGATAACTGGTTTGTTCAATAATGCCATCCAATCTTCATATGACATTAAACCTTCTTCAGGATTTGATTTTGATACACTCTTTTCATCCAATGATGGCCACATCTTTTTCCATTTGTCCCATGTAATTTTGTCCTTTTTTGGAATTTGGATATTCAATAAATAAAATGTTTGTATACTTGTTCTATTCCAATCAAGAGTCATAATGTTTCTTTGATGTTCATTATAATGGAATAAAATAGCCGAAAGCTCTTGAGGTGTATACTCCAAGAATTCTTTCGGCGAAATGTTTAATCGAGAAGAAGCAAATGCAAATACTTCTTCAACTTTGGTTATTTTTTTTTATCTTGTTCTAATACTTCTTTTTGCATGTCAATAACAGCTTTACCTGCTAATAACAATGCCTTTTGAAAGTCAAGATAACATTCATCTAAAATCCATGTAATATCTTCTCGTTTTAGAATAAGGGGTTTATCTACAAAATGGTGTCCTGCTTCTAATGAATACCAAAGCAATATTTCCTGAAGTTTAAGATCACTTTGGACATCTTCAGTTTTCTTCCCTGTTTCTTTTTCGGTCATTATCAAAGCATAATGAGAAAAACGTATTGGATATTTTTCACCCTTATAAGTTATGAACTCAATCATTATGCAGTTGTATATTTAGTAAGAATACCTGTTCCTTGGATCTCTCCTGTATATGTAACCATAGATTCACCCGAACCAGAATAATTCATAGTTCTTAATAAACCTACACCCTTCCAATATGAGTTTGTTGAAACATTTGGTAGGATATGAACATAGACTGATGGGTCAGAAGTAGAGGTCAACATTTTAGTAAGAAGATTCTCAAAACTTTGTTTACCTGCATCAATGGTTGTGCTTTTGGGCAACATACCTGAAAAAGAAACTTTCCAGTCATATCTGCCAGACATATATTCTTTAGCTAAAGCTGATTCCATACATGTCTTGTCTATAGTTTCCCTATTAATATCCATACTAAAATCTGTAGTGCAACCAAGTGTTGAACTATCGATTACTATAGACATTTGTGAATTTAAAATTGGTGTCGACATTTCATTAATTATTATTTTTATTATATATCATTCTATAAATACAATATTGAACTCTAAAGAGTTTTGATATGTATTTTTAGGTTTTGCAAGTGTAGTTAACTTGTTGTCTGTTAATTTTCTTATGCTAAGAAAATTGCTTGATGTTGCGTTGTTTAAATATTCAGAAACTAAATCACTTATATTATTCATTAGAACTGAATCAGTAGAAGTAACCGTAACTTGGACAGTATAGACTGAATAGAAGTTTTTAATGTCCATAGTATTAAATTGTTCATTGACTCTAAAATCCCAAACTAAATAAGTTTTTGATATATCAAAATTGTCTGGTAAATGGACAAAATAGATTCCTCCTGTTAAGAGTGCATTTATTGAAGGATCTCCTTCTATGATAGTTTTGAATGAATTGATAAAAGTTGACATTTTTATTTACCTAATTTTTTATCAGTGTATTTCAATTTCCTGCTAAGGATTTTAATTATTTCATCTCCGATTTCATCGTTCATATATCCAATAATACCATCATTGCTTCCTTCAATAACAGGTTGTATCTGATTCTTTGAAGATATTGCACCTCTGAATGCTCCTTTTTCTGTTTGTCTTGACGCAGTTCCTCGATCTGCAAACCTTAACCAGAATACGGCTGATGTTACACCTCCGTAAACTGCTGTTTTATCACTTCTATCGTTTACTGTAGTTATTCCTTTTTCGGTTGATTGAGAATAATTTATAGTTGAACGAATATTATTGACAACATACTTTTGAACAGCTTTTTTGTTCAATGCACGATATAATTCTGCCTTACGTTTCAATGCAAGATCATTCAAAGCATCAAAAAATTCTTTCAAACCGTCTATCTTAAAATTCTCTGTCATTACATTAATTCATTATATACTACAGTTTGAAGCTTCATGAACGAATTTCTGTCCAATAGTTCAATATGGTTTATCTTATAAAATACATTATTGTATTTGACTTGGCATTTATAATCTATGTTCTTGTCGTATCTTAGGATGAACTCTACATTTGAGTATGGTAAGTTACCTAACCCATCGTTTTGAGTCCCTCCAGACATTACCCTTACACCTGAGTAAGCTTTTTTATACAATACAGGTTTTTCAATAGGTGTTCCACCTTCATTTTCTGATTCACTGTATTTGTGTATCTCAACTCTTGTCTTTAAGTCATTAACATTCGCCATTAAAACAATATTAATTTATAAGGGTCAAGCATCATTTGCCAGATTTTGTTGTCAGCATATCCACCCCAAGTCACACTTGATCGTTGGCCGTCATATAGATTTCCAATAACTATCATTATTGATTGCTTGATTATTTGAGGTGTTTCATCTTCAACATAACCTGTGCAATACTTAATTGTTAAAGGATCAGATGATATGCTTGATGTCCATTCTATCTGAAAAAAGTTGTCATGTTTTGAAGTCTGGTGGACTGTTCCGATTGAAGCATCATTAGAATCATAAACACCGATCAATGAAACAAAATTTCCTGAAAAAATCTTAATCCAATCATCCGAAAAATCATCAATCCTAAGTTCATTTTGAGTGTATGCAATATCCTTTTCAATATAATTCTCAGCTACTTGAGTGCCTACAATAATGAGGTTTTCTAAATAAGAATCATCATCTATAAAGTCATCATCCAACCTTAAATGTTTTTTGACTTCAAGTAAGGTAAGTGGGTATGACAATTTAGTTTTTGTTTCCTGTGTAGTGGCAAATCCTAAGTTTCTATTGAAAATAAATGGCATATGATTGATTTTATTTTAAAATAAGAGGCTGCAATTAAGCAGCCCCTTGAATTTTAATTTCATAATAAGATTGGTTAGAATCCGCAAGATACGTCAGAGCTAAAGTATTTGAAAGCGTATTTGTTTCTAACTACAGTATCGTAATTAGCATAAACAGTATAGCGAACTTTTCCAGACATATCATATGTGTATGGGTTTTGGATAAGTTCAGGTTGTCCCCATTGTCCTACTGCTGCAAAAGAGAAGTTTCCATAGATTGCATTGTTAGAACTTATTGTATCAGTTGAGTTAGCTTTTCTTCCTGCAACTGTGTTGTTAAGTGAGTTCCACGCAAGAGCAATACCAGTTGAGTTAACAGGTTTTTGTTCAAGATATACTCTAACATCGTTGTTTGTAACAAATTGACAATTACCAATATTGTAATTGATTTTTGTCAACTTAATCATATCACCATATGTCAATCCTGAAGCAGTAGGTGCAACTGAACTATCAGTTGCTTGAATTGCACTCATCAAATCAGCAACAACTTTTCTTTCATTTGCTTTTTGCATTTCTTGGATTATTCCAACTTTAAGTGCATCAGGCATTGTAAGCAATGCTTGTTTTGTCCAAACTTGCGATGTGCCATAAGGTTCAGGTGCAAGTTCAACAGCTAATGGAGAAGCATTTGCAGTAGATACATCATAACCTTCATTTGGTTTTGAAGGTGTCAATTGATGCATATATGAAAGTTCATGTTTTCCTGTCAATCCTGTGTAGAATTTAACACCAAGTGAACGTAAGAACTCAAAATCATCACCAGTTACAACTGAAAGGTCAT